TGTTAGTACCCAATTAAGTATATCTAGTTGACCTTTTCTTCTATTAAGAGTTTTTTCATCCTCTACAGAATTTAAGCTATTATACTGATCATGGAGTTTCTGAGCATCTTCTATTAAGTCTACCCATCCTTTTGATACCATCATTTTAAATCTCTCTTCATAGTACTCTTGCAATTCTTTATCTACCATATTAATATTATACCATATATTTAAATAAAAGTCAAGCTATTTCTTAGACATCTGCATCTTTACAATCTCTTTATTATCGATCATGTCTTTTTCTTTCATTTGTAACTCTTGTTCTTTAAGCATTAGCTCTGCAGTTTGAACTCTTCGTTTGAATTCTGCTTCTTGTTCTTCAGCTTCACTAGGTAAATTAGTAGCTAAAGCTGTCATCATCTTAGCTTGTACCTCTTGAGGCTTCATTTGAGCACTAACCATATAGTTCTGTGCTTGTGCAGTATTCTCTTGTGCTTCTGATTGCTGTAACTGTATAAGAGCTTGTGCTTGAGCCATAACTATTTGTTGTTGCTGTTGTGTTTTTTTCTGATCTTGTTGTTGTGATTGTTGTAGAACCATCTTAATATCTGATTTATTAGCAAGACTAGAATTAGCTACAATACCTTGTAATAACAGAGGTACAACAGGACTAGTAGGTCCTAAAGTTTTAAGTAGATTAATAAATTGTATTTGTTCTACTTCTTTAGCTAGATTACCTAATGATCCATTAGGAACAAACTTATAGTCTGCTACTGGGAAGTGTTCTGGATCAAACTGCATAAATCTATGTGCTGCTTTCTCAATGAAAGGTATTAAGAAGTTTTCTTGGAAGTTTACTAGAGTTCGTTTATTCTTCTTAAGTATTGTAGAAAGTGTTACTGATAATTCACCACCTGTTGGTTGTTTCATATCAGCAGCTGTGTTTAATGTGTTAGTTGCTTGTAAAAGCATTTGTTGAAATTCTTTTGCTGTAGTTAAATTAGATGCATCTGTTTGACCAAACTTAAATGGCATTAGAACTTCAGCAGGAGAACCATTCGTTAGTAATGTTTTACCTGGTCGGATCTCAAATTTAGCTCCACGAGGAAGTCTAGTTGCATCCATTCCCATCATAGGTGCTGTAGTTAACGCTAGGCTATCTAGATGAGCTCTTAATTGAGCATCTATAGCCTTTTGCATATTATAACCTTTTTCTGCTACACCACGACCCCAGAATCTATTAGGAACTGTATCGTCTTGGTAAGCAACAACAGGTCTATCTTTCATCATGTAAGGAGAACGTTCTGCTTTAAGAAGAACATTATCATTACCAATTACTACGATAGCTTCTACAAGATTTCCATACTCTGCTAGTAAATCTGTACCACCTTCTACAAAATCAATTACTCCATCTTCTGGACTGTCAATAAGTTTCTCTGGAACAAGACCATAGTACCTAACTACCTTAACTTTATCATGATCATATTCTTCATCTATCCATGATTCTTCTAAATCAAGGTCATTTGAAGCATTACCACCAAGATCAGCCTTTTTATAGACACCTGACTCCATATTCTCTGCTACTTTATGTGAAGATACAAACTCTTCAATAGCAACACCCATTGCATCTGAAATACTTGTAGCATTTGGATCAATTAGGAAGTTTTGAGGACTAATAGGGTTAAGTATAACGTTAAACTTCTCTTTTGAGACTGTACCTATAGCAATACTCTCTACTTCGTCCATAGGTTGAGTAGCTGGCATAAGTTCTGTTGTCTTTTTAAGTGAAAGTTCTCCAATACCAGTACCATAAATACTAGCTAATAAGATAATATCACCTACATTCTTACGTAATCCATTCTTTTTAAAGCATTCTTTCATGTACTGTTGAAGATATTGAATATCTTTATCATCTTTATCAGCCATGTCATCATCAATACTAAATAAGCTATCTCCCGACCCAAAGACACCCTCTTCAATTTCAGATGCATGGTTCTCAATAGCTTCTTGTAGTGCTGGAGATACAATTCTACTTCTTTCAGACTCTCTTAGCTTATCTTGAGCAGCCCATTCGCCTCTCCATAGTCTTTCATACTCTTTCCAACTCTCAAGATAATTAGAATCTCTACTATCTCTCCAGTCCTCTAAGTGTCCTTGAACCCAAGTAACTAATTGTGATGGTGCTTTATATTCTGCCATGTTATGTCCTATTAATTAATATCCACTGACTACGTCTAGTACTTCGTAATCCTCGTCTACATCTTCAAAGTGTACATCTACAACTTGAACTTGATCAATATAAGCTAAAGCATCAACCAAATCATCATGTAACTGACTATTAGGAAAATTCACTAGTTGATCAATGAAATGATTATTCCATGAACCATAGTTTAGTGTTACTCTTCCATGTTCAAACCTTCCTTGTAGTGCCCATACTATTCTTTCTGTTTTCTTTTGATTTCCATGAGTACAGTCATCAATTCTAAAGAATAATCCATTCTTTTGCATTAGATCCATTAGATATGGAAGAGCAGCGTTCTTTAAGCTACCTTTCTCTATACCTATTTTTGTTGGTTCATACTCTCTAACAGCTGAGAAGATTTGTTCACAAGTTTCCTTAATGTCCCATCTACCATGTTTAATATCAGCAACCCACCAGCCCTCTTCATGGACCTTAACGATTGCAATTGCTGTTTCATCCAGTTTACTATTCTTGTTTCCTGCGTCTTTATCCACCTTAATGAATCCTGCCAAGTCAACTGCAATAAAATAATTCCCATCTTCAGGTTCTTCTTCATCTATATGTATCCATTCCTCTTTAAATATGTCTCGTGATGCTGCTTCAAATGAAGCCATAAATTCTTGTCTAAATGCAAAGCTACTCATTGAGTTCTTTGCTGCCTCTATTTCACTAGCAGGTATTAATGGATTATCATAAGAAGAATAATGAAAAGCATGCCAGTCATCATCTTTTTGTCCTTCAGCATACTTCCATAGTTCATAAAAGTGGTTACGACCTTTAGGTGTTCCAATAAATAGAGCTCCACCCTGAACGTCAGCTAATGCTGGACGTAAAATCTGTTCCCATACGTTTGGTTTAATATCAGCATATTCATCTATTACTACATAAGCTAGTCCAACACCACGTAGGGTATCCGGTCTATCTGCACCTTTTAAATATATCTTACGACCATTTACTAGTGTAAGGACGGACGTATTCTCATGAGCTGCAGAAATAACTTCATGTCCTAATTCTTTAAGTACTCCCCACATAATGTCCCTAGCTTGCTGGTATGTAGGTGCAACATAGAATACATCCTTTGATGTAGACTGTAATGCTTCTATTAATAGTATCCAGGCTGCAAGCCTAGACTTTCCAAACCTTCTTCCTGCTGCTACAATCTTAAATCTTTCTGTGCTATTAAATACTTCTCGCTGCTTATCATGCAGCTTTACATTTAAATCAGTCAATTATTTAAATCTTTTTAGATAGTCTGACAATTTAGTTTTACCATCATCTGGATTATATGCTCCACCAGTCTTAAGGAACTTCCTCATTCCAGTGTTTCCACCTAAATGAGCAACTCCTAATAGACCATTCATTGTAACCTCAGTTCCGTTAATTGTTGTTCCTATATAGTTTTCAAGTTGATGTTTTTTAATATAGTTTTTAATATCTTTTTCATGCCAATCATATACTTTATCTTGTAGTCCTTTATCAGCTAAAAACTCTTTATTAGTAAACTTAATATTATTAGCTGCTTTATAATCCTTTAGTCTAAGATCACCAAATTGATATGCTCCCATATAACCTAGATTATTAACTACTTCATAGTCACCCTTGCTTTCAGAAGCCTTTAAGCTCTCTTGAAACGTCTCACTAGGTTCTGTATCATTAGGTAGATAAGGTTGCATATAATCTTGAAAGTCACTCCCAAGCTTGTCAACCTTTTCAACCATGTCATCAAGAAAGGATATGCCCTTCCAATTTTTTTTAGGTAGCAAATCTTCTTCAGTTATACCTGATTCCATAGTAGCATCGGGCGCAAGAGGTAATGCGTCTGCTTCACCATAATTTTGATTCATGTTTATATTAAAAGGAGAACCATCCAGATTAGTAACAGTATCATCAAGCTTCATCTTATGAGCAAGCTTAGTGGCATCCTGACGTGTTATAGTCGTAACAGGCTCAAAGGTCTTATCCATGGTATTATCCAGGAGTCTCTGTGCATTCCTAAAAGCATTATTAGCTAAATCATTTCGTGCCATTTACTGTCTCCATGTCTATTACATCTACTTCGTTTATTTTAGGATCTTCTACACCTGAAATGTGTATCTGAATTTGATTACCATTACTTTTCATTTTATTAATATAATCTGTTGGAAGGACTCTATCCATAACAATCTTTAAACAAGCCATTTGATCATCATCGTCATCATCCAGAGCTTTCTTTAGGACCTTGTCTACAACCCGCTTACCCTTAGAGTTAAGTAGTTGAGCAAGAACCTCTTGAGATCTAGCTTTCTTAGATGCTGGTAATATTGCATTACTCTTACGTACCTTTGGTCTCTTAGTCTTTCTTTTAATGAGAGGTAATCCCTGGGATGCCCTTATCTCATTTGTTGCATCAATAGTTCTTCTACCCATGACACAGGTGTCTCCTCTTCATCATACATTGATTAATAATTAAGTGATTATATAACTATAACTATAACTATAACTAATTTCTTATTATACTAATAT